CGTGTGAGTCGCTGGCCGTGAAGCCGCGCGTGCTAGCCTTGAGCATTACATTAAGAACGCCTACTGTGCCTGCTGCCATGACTTAAATGTCCCGTCCATTTTCTTTGTGATGCCCTTGAAGATATCTCTCATGTGCTCCGCATCCATCGGCGTGGGTGTACGTGGATCAGGGAATGGATCGAACTCGGAGGCTCTATGAGATTTGCCGTCAACGAATGACGCATGGCATGCCAGCATATGGGCCAGACGTAAATCTAGCGCACGTTCGCCGAATGGACGTACGTGGTATGCGGCTCGCCACTGTGTATATTCCGCCGATGACATTCGCGTGTCCAACTCATGTAGTGTCCAGCCAAGATGCGCAGCTAGCTCATGCCGGAACCGCGCTTCGTGGCTTTGCGTGAGTTTTTTTCAGACGTCTCCGCAGAGCCGAAGTCGAGGCCGTTGAAGCGTACCGCTTCCATCGTAACTCGCTCGACGACGTCGGGATTCTTTCCGCTGAGTGCCTTGATGTCCGATTCTTGAAACACTGGTATACCGTTCTCGTTGCAGAGCATTCGGACCAGCGTTTTCAATGACATAGTGCGTGCATCCAGTTTCGGTTTCCCGGACTCATCGAATGCCTCAGTTTCCCATTCTCCGCGCTCACCCACCGTCAGCATGCGCACATATACCTCACCGCCCCACTCGGGCACCGGAACCGCCTTCGGAGCCGGCAGGTCGTTCGCCCTCAAGATTTCATCGCGCGTCAGCGACATAAAACCTCCAGCATCAGACACCAACATAAGTCGGACGACCACGCAAACGGATCGCGATCGACGCCGTGAATCCGTCGCGGATACCGCCGGACACATCGATGTCACGCAGGAATCCGCGGGCAAACCAGAACGAATTGTTAGTCGCCACCGTACTGCCGGCGTCAAAAAACAAAACTCCCCAGCTTTTGTCTAGACCCAATTGAGTAATCAGCTTAGTCTGATGATCAGCCGAACCTGGATCGAATACCACATCACCACTGATCTGAGCATCGCACAGTGTCGGCAGATAATCCGAGTACCCGATAGTGTCTGTCGCGGCGCCCTCGTCCGCGTGGCTGACGTCCGCTTCTCCGAACGACAGCGACGGATTGACGCTTATGAGCTGTCCGATGCTTGTAAAGTTTGAATAGCTCGTTTCGTTCGTAGCCGCCGCGTAGAGTATTTTGGTTTTGTACCCAGTCGATGCGCCCATACGCCGTCTCCTTTGCTATTACGTGGGCACAGTCTGGTCGTGCCACACCTCGTAGTCCGCTGAAATCCTCATAAGCGGTTTTTCGCCCCGCTCAACCGTCGGCTCACTCAAATCCTGCTGAGATTCGAGGAATATGCCACGGATCAGAATGGTTGATATAAGCCCGGTATAGCCGCTCAATGCCAATCGCACTTTATCGGCCAAGTCGTAAGCCGCGTCGTATGTTTCGGCGTAACAATCGATTTGCATCCGTGTCGCCTGCAAGCCGGCCTCGTTGTCCGCATGGTAGAGCGTTTCAGAACCGACGATCTGATATACGATGTATGGCAACGTGGCATTCTGCGGCGCCGAGACTGGATAGACCCGCGCTACGATGATGGCCAGTACGGCATCGTCATAGATCAAGATGCGCCGGATTGACCTACCGATTGGCATTCTTGGCGGCCTCCTGTCGTATCTTCTGCCACATTAGCGAGATGGCCATATGCAATGATTCGCGCCGCTTGGCCATGTACGCCGGTCGCGCAAACGGCCGTGCCGGCATAATGCCCGTGTATTTTGGTACGCGTTTAGTCAGATCCCATCGAGGCCCGGTGCCAAACTCCACAAGATGACCGTGACGACCGAACCTGCGCCGCGGACCAACGACAGTTACCACGACCCCGGATGGATATTTCTTGGTGCGCTTACCTATAGACTTACGCAGATTGCCAGTGCTGGAGCTGCGCTTGGTCGGCAAGCGTCCCTTCATGTCCTTTGCAATTGGATTCGCAGCACGATGTATCGATTGCTTGACGATCTTGCGTTCGACACTAGCGGATAGTTTTCGCAACGCCGCCCGAAGAGCCCGCTCGGTCGCCGGATCTACCTCGATGTTAATCACGATACATCCTCCCGGCAGAGCAACTCGTGTGTAATGTTGCGATCGTCCACGTTCACGATGGTCAGCACCTCCAATGTGCGGCCACGGTGCACGATCCGGCTACGATGCGTGAGATCCGGATTGTACGGCATCACTACCCGGTGCGTGGCCGCGGCGTCGATAGCGGCGGCGGTCAGTAGCTCGTCCGATCGCAGCGGTTCAACGGCGGCCCATTCCTCGCTATCCACCGTAAACGACAACGTAACTTCGCCGGATGACGCCTGCGATTCCGCCGGGTTATGGATCTGGACAAGATGTCTACGCCGCTGCGCCCGCCGCATTACGTATCTCCCGCCACCAGAAGAATGCTGTACGCCGCGTCAGCGTCTCCGCTCGACAGATCGAGTTCGCAATGTGTCGCGTCGACGTCCTCGGCCTCCTCCGCGAGGTACGCCAGATAGACTTGTCCGGGCAACACTGTAATCTGCCCGTTCGCATCACCGAAAACGTCGTACGGATTCGCTGCCCCGATGTCAACGACAACGCCCGCGCTGTTTGTTGATGGACACTCGATCTTGATGAGCTTGACTTTCAATCCTGTCAGATCGACGTCCGGCAGATTGCTCATAGTCAACGCCGTAAGATCAAGAGTCGCAGTGCCACCCGATAGATTCCCGCTATCCGACCATGCCTTGGACACGGGAATCGTACTGCTGCCGTTCAGGGTTGCACGGTGCGATCCGATGTCGTGCGAAGTCGTCGGATCGCTAGCATCTGACAAACCGAGTGCAACGCGATGCACCGCCGTCAACTTCAAGTCATAGGATGCGGTTACTGCCTCTGCCATTATCGTTTCACCTCTTTGGGGATGCCATTATCCTGGTAATCCGCCATATGCTGATAGATGGGCTGCAATTTCTCGTCCGGCCAGGTTACAAGCTCCTGGATGTGCCCGATCACCACGCGATTCGCCAAACCGATCGTATAGCCCGCCGCCTTCCAGTTGTGCCAGAAGTTGATGTCCGGATCAACGCGACCCTCGCCCCAGCCGCCGTCCGGATCGGGCTTCTCGAGCATCCACGGACGCGGCAGAGTACGCAGCTTCTCGGCGCGCAAAATCGTTAGTCCGAAGTGAGCCGTAAAGAGTTTGGATACATGTTTGTCCAACTCAGCGGCCCACAAGCCGGATCGCGGCCTGCCATCCTCGTCGATCATGCCGAATAGGACGGCATCCTGCGAACGCTTGCATTGCAGCGGCGCCAATGCGTCCCATTCCGGCAAACATTCCATCAAGCGATATAGTTCCAGCACGTCCTCCGGCGTGAATACGGTATCGTAATCGCAGGTAAGCACATAGCGGCACGTGTCCATTTCCAGCATCTTCTCTATCAATGTGCACAGAATGTGCGACCAGTACGCGCCTTGTCCCGTCATGTAACTGATGCCGAGTTTGGCAAAGGCCGTGCTTGCGCATGTCATATGGGTCAATGGCCCGTAGCGTGGGCACGATAGGCATGCGTACACGCCCTCGGCAATATGGATCGGCGCCATCGGCTTGAATCCTTGGAGGTTCAGACTGACATCCAATGACGCACTGTCCTTGATCTCCGGTTTCCATTCCGAAATCCGCGTCAGCCCGCAGTTGACCATAACCTCGGTCAACGACTCACGGTCGAAGATGCACTTGTGGAAATCGTTTTCGTCGATCTGACCGCCCATCACATATCCTTGCGACGGTATCGGCACGCGTGCAACGTACTGCTTCGCCACCCACGCGAAGTTGGGCACAGCCAAACGCAGGCGTCCGCCCGGCTTCAGCTTGGTGACCCAGTGATCCAGCACGTCCGCGACCTCCTTATGCGAAAAGTGCTCAAGTATGTGACTGGCATATATCTCATCGATGCTGTTGTTTTCATACTCGAGCGGATACACCTCGTGTCCGTTGCGTCGGTCGATCGGCGTGAATCCTGGAAGTTCGATTCCTCCTGATCCCAAGTTCAGCCGCACCGGCTCG